TACATAGCTCTTTAAATCTCCTTAGTTCGTTAATGTGAAGCTACCTTCTCATGTGTGACCGGCCACGTCAACCCCACCCGACGAACGGTAGCACGAAGCCCGCACACATGCCGAGTCTTGTCTTGTCTCATTTTTGATAGCGCCTGTGCTCCCAGCCGCCTGCCCGTATTGGCCACCATGGAGCCCACACAGGCCGCTCGACCATGATAGCCGTCATTCGTTCAAGTTGTCCGCCGTCGGTCTCTGCGGTGACCTCGTCGTGCGTGTGCATGACTAGGTCGAACCCTGCGGCGTCGAGTCTGACCAGTGCCTCGGCTTGTATGTCGGCGGCGACGGCTTGGACGACATTCTCGAACAGCCTCGCGCCGTATGTTTCCATGCGTGTCCAGCCCCGTGGCCCTTTGGTGGCTACGTTGTTATACCCCATAAACGTGATCTTATAGCAAGGGCCTCGTCTCAGCTTGTCACGGTCAGGTGCTAACACCGGAGAGTGGTAATTCAGCAAGCGACCCGAGGGAAGGCGGCACATAAGGACGTCGTTAGCGACTGCGAACGTGATGTCGTTGTGCGTGAAGTGCTGGCCTACATTTCGTATTGCTTTGATGGCCGCACCTTCGAGGCCGAACAGCTCAGGTACCCAGTCGCGGAACGGGCTAGGCCCTGTCTGCCTGTACTGGCCGCCCCACATTTCGACGATCTCGGGCGAGGCTTCCCGCCACTTTAGAATAGCGGCCTTGATCTCGCCCTCGTCCATGAACTTGCCCGCGCCGAAGTTTAGCCACGCGTTCACCCACCCGCCGAAGCCACCCGCTAGCTCGGACACCTTGCCGAGTCCTTTGCGCAGCGGGTGGTCGACACCATTGTCGATCTTGTACTGCAGTATCTCCTCGAAGGGTACGCCGGTGATCTTGCTGGCCCCCTGCTCGTATATTTTGCCGTGCGTGTTGAACACGTCAATGCGCCACTGGCAACGAGACAAGCAGGCAGCGACCACCGCCTCGACAGCCGAGAAGTCGACACAGGTCAACACCTTGCCTTCGGGTGCGCAGAACAGGCCACGAAGGCAGCCAGCGAGGAGGTCGGCAGGGTCGCCCCACTTGCTAACGACTTGGGCAAGGCTCAAGGTCTGAATGTCTCGAAGCGCGACCTCGACCGCGTCGACTGTCCAGTCCTTGCGCGGGGTTAGATCGTCGACAGTACAGTTGAGGCATAAGCGCCCGACGATCTCGCCGCACGAATCGCACGTCGCAGACTTCGGGCCTTTCGCTGTGATGTTTTGGAGCTGGACACCGCCCGCAGACCACCGGCCTGTACGGTCAGCGCCACAGTACGAATACTGTTGTCTAAGCCTGCCGTCGGTGTTCACTTGCAGCGACAGGGTGCGCAGCTTCTTGACGTTCGCGCCGCCGAGAATCTGGCGAATTTTAAGCGCGCGCAGCCCGTCCGCGAACGCTTGCGACGTGCTGCCGCCTTCGGCCTGTTTCTCCATGCTCTCGACTTGCTCCGTGACCGTTTCGGCCTGCATGTCGTCCATGTATATGGCGCAGTGCATTCGGAGCCAAGCCTGCAATGTCGCAATTTCGTTGACGCTGCCCACCGCGCCGCCTGTGATCTCGTACAGCTCGGCAGTGTATGCGACCGTCGCCTCGTCTAACAGCCGGAGGCAGGCGCGCAGGGCAGGCATGTCGACGTTGACGCCGCGAAGGTTGACGCGCTGGTCAGTGAGCCATGTCGCCCGCTCGTATTCTGTCATGTCTGGAATGCAAGCCGCCGCGTTGTCCTCGGCTGCGACGTCCTGTTCGCAATACCCGCAGAAGTCGACGAAATCCTGCCACGCCTGCGCCGGTGTCCAGCGTGTGAACGGGTGCGCCTTGGTGGCCCTCACGGGTCGCGTGAGCTTGTTCATTAGTCGGCCCCCTGCCTTATCCTTGCGTAAGGTGCCGAGCGCCTGCGCGGCGCTGTCGAGTGCCGCAGGGTAGCTGTATCGCCGAGCCTTGGCCATGTCGCAGTAACACTGCTCAAGCTGCAACACCGGCCAGCCATAACGACGCACGCCTAGCATGTTCCAGACGAGAAACTCGAACCCAATATTCCAAGCGGCGAGGGGCTTGCCTGCCGCGACGTGGTCGAGTAGGTCTTGCGGGGGGCCTGATAACGAGGGCACCCAGCCGCGACGCCCGCGCCCGTCTTTCAGATCGTAATACATGCAGAGAATCTCCGCCGAGGGGTGCGCTATGTAAACCGGCGCGCCCACCACACCTATGCCGCCCGTGCCTTGGGGGCCCTGCCCCTTAACGGTGCCGTCAGGGTTCACGGTGTAGCCCGCCTCGCTGTACGTCTCGAAGTCGAGCGACGGCATCACGGTGCTGTGTCGGATACCGGCAGCGATACGCGTACCGGCCGGGATGGTCGCGGGGTCGATGTTGTCGTGCGCACCCTCGTCATACTCGGTGCCGCTCAGGCCGTCGGTCGTGAAGTAGCACGAGCTTTCGGGGTGGTGGGCTATGGTTCTCATTTTCGATAACGCTCCTTGTCTGCGCCGTGCTTGCTGATCGCGCGTTGTGCTGCTCTAGTAAGTTGCTGTGTCATGTCAGTGTGTCCGTGTGATTGAATGTGGAGCTATCATTCCACCGTGGCCGGACACTGCCAACACTTCCCGACGAACGGTAGGGCACCGCCCCGAAGGGCGGCGCGAGGAGGTTTACGTGGCGGGCAAAAAGTTCGCCGCTTGCGTTGGCTGGTTTGCCGTTGCCATGCCGTTGGCGATCAGTGTCTCGGCTGTCCAGCCCGCTGCGACGTGGGCGTCATAGTCTAACCCCGCGTTCATAACGACTGGACAAGGGGGCGCGGCTGCCGGTGCCGGTGCGGCTGCCGGTGGGCCTGCGACTGCGGGGGTGTGCTGCGCTGGCTGCGCTATAGGTGCGGCGGGCTTAGCCGTTGCCATGCCGTTGGCAATCAGCGAGTCGTCTGTCCAGCCTGCGGCGATGTGCGCAGCGTAGTCTAGCCCCGCATTCATCACGACAGGGCAAGCCGTGGCCGGTGCTGCGGCGGGTGCGCCTATCGCTGCCGGTGCTGCGGCTGCACTTGCTCCGAACGCCTGAGCGCTGTCGAACGAGCGGCCGAACTGTTGAGGCGGCATTGCAGCGCTAACGATAATAGCGAAGGCGTCTAAACCTGTCGCTACGCCCTTGTTGCCCTTGTGGTCGTAGGGGTAACAGTGCACCAAGACGTCGACCTTTTGGCCGCCGTACAACAAGGCACCATACGCCATAGGGTCGAGCACTGCGCCGTTCTCGTCGTAGACTGTGGGCATTCTCTGCGTGTTGCACCCTAGGACTGAATAGCCGTTGAACATGCCGTTAAACTCGTCAGCGCGAGCCGTACCGATTGGCATACGTCCGCCCGCAGGCAGAACGCCACCCCACTTGGACTCAGCGAGACATTTCTGTGCGACGTTCGCATGGTCGAGTAGGTCAGGGTTAGAGGGTTCGGTCACAACTTTAAGCGAGAACTTTTTCGTCACACCGTCGTCGCCGATCTCGGGGCGTGTGATGCCGTCCCAGACTACATAGCAGCCGTGTATCTTAGAATGATGGTCGTCAAATTTCATAGTTTTACTTCCTTTTAGTGAATGCGCGCGCCGCGATTGAGTCGTCAGCGCGGACAAGTTTAACGCCACCCGAAGGTCGGGCGGTGAGGTTTTTTATCGAGAGTTCAAAGGCCGCACGCAGATCGACAGGCACTAGGGCTTTGACCTGTGGCGGGGTGAGGGCGGTCGGCTTGTTAGCGTCGACGCCGAATTGCTTAGCCAGCGCCAAGACTTGCGCCACTGGCACAGACCACGTATTGCGCCCGAACTTCGTCTCTAGGGCGAGGCCCGAACCTGTGGAACCTTGGCCTATCCTGTGTTGTAGTTCGGCCTCTACGGCTTCGAGGCGGGCCTTGGTGGTGGCCAACCCAGCCGTCAGAATGTTGCGCTCGACTGCGAGGTCGTGGTCGCCCATTGTATCGACAACGACAGGCATGTCGACAAATTGCAGCAACGCATACGCCGAACCCTTGGCCGCCGTGCAACGGTGCACCGCAGGGCAATCTCTGCACCACGGCCCAGTCGTTAGCGCGCCGCGACCTTCGTCAATGTCCTGCGCTGCCGCCCGTAGCTTGTTGAAATGTCCTCGCAGATCGGCAAGCGTCCCATACCATGAGCTGATACCGTCGGAGCTGTACGCGAAAGGGTTCACAATGTGCAGCTCGACGTCGGTCAGTTGGTCGGTGTGGCCGTTGAACTCTCGGCCACTTGTGACGCCCGCCACATAGTCTATCAGTTGCAAATTATCCTCGGCCTTGACCTCTCGGTGTCCGTGCTTGTAATCGCTGACGATCACGCGAAGGCGCTCACCTACGACACGGGTCAGAGCAAAGTCAGGGGTGCCCCAGTTGTCGACGTGAATCTGCGGCATGTTAACCCGCTCCTCGATTCGCATCTCAGACAGGCCGCCGTACTTTTGCGCGATGCCGATACAGTGGCCGACATATTCGCGGGCACCTTCGACACATTTCGCGTCTATGACGTAGCCGTTCGGCGCAGTCTTGCCGAGCCACTGGTCGACGCTAGGCACTTCGGCGTCGGGATTTTTCCAGACAGTCAGGCATTCGCGGCCCACCCAATGCGCCGCACTTCCTTCGATAGACTCGGGGGAGTCAAACGAGGGCACAGCGGCGCACACTTGCACGCTGCCGGTGCAGTTGGCCCACCGAGGCGCGCCGCTGGCTGGCAGTATGTGCGAGTGCTCGGCGCTCACTTGTTTGACTCTACAATGCGGGACAGCTCGGCGAATGCTTTCGTCACGCTGTCGACTTGAGTCGCGGGAGTGAATAGGGATTGAAGCGTCACACCTGTCGCAACATAAGCGCCTGCGATGGCCTCCTCGGTGAGTAGTCCAGCCGCTTGCTGTGCGCTAACCCACGCCATAAGCTCGCCTGCCTCAGTGATCGAAGCGAGAGGCGGGGGCGTTGTCGTTTCGCCAGCGGTGAACGCCGCACCCGTGTCGAGTGGTTTGTCTTGTGCTGGGCCTGCCGCTGCCGGCGACTTGCTAGGGCGCGCTGACTCGTACCAGACATCATACTCGGCTTGGTCAACACCTTGCCGCCGCTTCCATTGTCCGAGCAGCTTGCCGCTGCTGTAGAAAGGCTTCGCCGCGTTGGCGCACACCTTGGCGTTGAACTGGACGCCGTGCTCGTCAAGTCGCACCACTTCCGGCTCGTTGGTCTCCTCTTCGTCGTCCTTCATAAAGGCCGCCAACTCCGCAGACTCGTCGAGACCGTTGTCGCCCGTTGGGGGCGGCGTTATTGTCTCAGCGGCGGCGGGGGCCTTTTTAAGTAATGACGTCACGACAGGGGCGGGGCCGCCTTCGATTTTTGGCGTGACAGTTGTCGTGCTCTCGGAGATGTCGCCCGCCATAGCAGTGTCCTGTGTCGTGCCGTTCCCATAATGGACGAGTGCGGCCCCTATGGCTGCGGCGAGGGTCTTGTTGCTCGCCGGAAAACTAATATTGATCATGTGTCAAGGCTCCTTTTAGTTATTGACAGAGCGGACAATAAGCCGTACTCTTCGGCATGTCAACTTTTATTTTAAAGGATTATTATGTTAGATCGTATCGACAAGGCCCTCGGCACCGAAGAACTTAGCGCACAGGACAGGGCGGCGGTGTCCGTGGTCGTGTTGCTCGCGTCTGCCGTGGCCGTGTGCTGCGTGGTTATTTTGGCGGGGTCTCTAATTGTTTAAGCTACGCGACTATCAAGAACAGCTCGTCGAGGGTATTCGCTCGGCTTGGACTCGGGTGCGCGTGGTGCTCGCAGTCCTCGCAACGGGCGGCGGCAAGACGGTTATTTTTTCCTCGATAATACACGACCACGTCGGGGCGTCCGCTGCTATAGTTCATCGCAAGGAGATCGTCGCACAGATAAGTCTCGCTCTCGCATCGCTTGGAGTCCGCCACCGTATCGTCGCCCCTGCGTCAGTCGTTAGGCGAATACGCCGTCGCCACTTCAAGAAGTTGGGCGCGAACTTCGTCGACCAGACCGCACAGTGCGGCGTCATATCCGTGCAGACATTGACCAGCCGCAGCGCCAAGTCTAACGACGCACTTATGTCGTGGGTGAATCAAGTTACGCTCGGGGTGTTCGACGAGGGGCACCACTATGTCAACACAGGGAAGTGGGCGCAGGCTGTCGAGATGTTCGAGCGGGCGAAACTGCTTATGGTAACAGCCACACCCGACCGCGCCGACGGCAAGGGCCTCGGTGCTCACGCGTCTGGGTATGTCGAGGAGATGGTGCTCGGGCCGACCCCGAAGTGTCTCATGTCCGAGGGGTTCTTGTCTAAGTATAAGTACTTCGCACCTGACAGCGACCTCGACGTGTCGGGCTTGGCGGTCACAGCGTCGGGCGACTTCAATGCCACGGCACTGCGAAAGCGCGTTGTAGACTCGCACCTTATCGGCGACGTTGTACAGCATTATCTCACCTTTGCAAAAGGTAAGCGGTTTATATGTTTCTCCACAGACGTGGCCACAGCCCGAGAGACTGCCGAGGCGTTCCGCGCTGTCGGCATCAAGTGCGAGGCACTGGACGGCACCACGGACGCAGGCGAACGTGACAGGGTGCTCGACCTTTTCGAGTCGGGCGAGCTAGACGGCGTGATAAACGTCGACCTATTCGACGAGGGGTTCGACGTGCCTGCGGTCGAGTGCTGCATACTCGCACGCCCGACGCAATCGCTGGGCAAATTTCTACAAATGATAGGCCGCTCGCTTCGCATACTGGACGGCAAGCAGTTCGCTTTTATCATCGACCCCGTGCGGAACTGGGAGCGGCACGGTATGCCGGACTGGCCCCGCGAGTGGACGCTCGACGATAAGCCGAAAGGCGCGCGAGCATCTGACGACGGCACTGTGCCGCAGCGTGTTTGTATGAAGTGCACGCAGCCCTACGAAGCGTTTTTCAAGGCGTGCCCCTACTGCCAGCACGTACCGATACCGCCCGAGCGTACCCGACCCGAACATGTCGACGGTGACCTGCTCGAACTCGATGTCGAAGCCTTGGCCGCCCTGTTCCGAGAACGTGCAGCCGCTAACCTGACCCGCGACGAGTTCGCGCTCGACATGATGCGGCGTAACGTGCCCAAGATAGGACAAGGCCGTCAGGCGAAAGCACACGACCACACACTCTACCGTCGCGACGTTCTACACAATCTGGTCGGGTGGTGGGTAGGAACTCAGCCAGCCGGTCGCGATATGGGCGAGAAGTACCGCCGCTTTTTTCACCGTTTCGGCATAGACATGTCGACGGCTTTCACACTCAACGCGACCGACACGGACGCACTAATCGAACGGATAACACAGGGCTTTAAGTATGACGTATAACGAATGGAAACAGCGCAACGCGAGGGCTGCCGCTGAGCTGCTCCTCGTGACCGCCGAGGCACCGCTGCCACCACCCACCCCAAGCGTGGGGGGTAACAAGGCCGAAACAATCGTGCAGCAAGCGGTACGCTTTAAGATGGCACGCGCGGGTGGTCTTGTGTGGCGTAACAACGTCGGGGCCACCCCGTCGACCGTACAGTCGACATGCCCGTCGTGCTCGTTTAGATTCGAGGAGCGGCAACGCCCTGTACGCTACGGGCTGGCGAATGACTCGCACCAACTGAATAAGGTCGTCAAGTCATCAGACCTAATCGGCGTACTTCCTGTGGAGATCACACCGGCGCACCTTGGCACTGTCGTCGGGCAGTTCGTGGCCATAGAGTGCAAGTGGTCAGGCTGGAAGTTCAAAGGCGACGCCCACGAGACAGCACAGCAAGCTTATCTCGCCCGCGTCGCAGCGGTCGGCGGGCTGGCTCAATTTTCAACAGGGGATGTAAAACTATGAAGCGTCTCAAACCAGCGGACAGAAAAGACGAGATACTGCTCGCCGCTGTGGCCGTGGCTAAGTTCGGCAGCTACACCGCTATGACTCGTGCGGCGGTCGCTGAGTTGGCCGACTGCGCGCCGTCGTTAGTGCAGCACTACTTCAGGACTATGGGGCGGCTCAGGCGTGACGTTATGCGGTACGCGGTAAAGCATGAGATTCTAGGCATTGTCGCCGAGGGCTTGGCCCTCAAAAACCGGCACGCCATGAAGGCGAGTGACGACTTAAAACAAAAAGCTACAAGGAGTATTTTACTATGACAGACAGGACACAGAAAAAGTGCAAGACGTGCGGCTGTAAAGTGCTCGCCGTTAGGCCAAGCACTAACCATTTAATGTGGTTATTCGTGAGCATTTTAACTATGGGGTTCGGTCTTATTCTGTGGGTGCTCGCCGCCGTTAAGATAGGCGGCTGGCGTTGCACTGGGTGCGGCGGGAAGGTCTAAACGATGGCGGCCTTCGTTGGCCGCTTGTAAAATCCGAACTTTGCGTCGTCGTCTGAGCGCTCAATCTTAGCCATAAAGCTGACCCTGTCACCCTTGGCCGCATCCTCTATGCTGGTCGGTCTCGATCCCAACAATTTAGACCCCCTATCGTCACGAATTAGCAGCTTGTAGTCTACGGTGCCGAGGCGCTCAACGCTGCGCATCATGTCAGGCAGGGATCCGAAGCCCTCGTCGTCGTTTTTGTGGGCTGTTAGGTACTCGGTGACGTCTGGACGTCTGGACGTCTGGACGTCTGGGAAGGCTACACGAAAGGCGTCGGCCTGAGCGGCTTGTGTGGCCTCTCGTGCTACGCACCGCACCCGCTGCAACACGCTAAGCTATCCATTACCCACCCCGCTGAGTAATGTCATAGCGTGAGACGCGGCCCCGTGCGCGTCGCTGTGCGCATCGCCCCGTAGTTCGAGTGTGAGGTCTGCGCCGTCTATCTCGAATGATATGCTCGCGGTGCCTGCGGTAGCACCGTCAACCTCTTGGTGCATTATGTGCAGCTTAGCCGGTGAGTACAGCACCCCCACACGGTGGCAGAATCTCGCACATACTTCCTCTATTTGGTCGTTAGTCATTTTTTACGCCTTGCTAGTTTTTCGTTTCGTTTCGCCTCTATGGCGGCATTATGTTCGGCCTGTTCTGGTGTGGCGGCTCGCCCTTTCGGGCTGGCCACCGCCCAGTCGCCCTGATTACCTCGACCGCGTGACGCTTTCCTCGTCGGGCCTTTCGTCCGCCGCACCTCGGCGGCGTCGAGTCTTGGGTTCTCTCGTATTACTCCTACCATCTCTATGTGCCCTCTTCGTCGTCTACGAGTCTTTGGAGTACTTCGCGCAGTGTGTCGCGGCTCATGTCTATCTATCCTTGTCAGTTGTGTGGGTGGGTGGCCACGTCAACCCCTACTGCTTAATGGCGTGTAGAGGTATGGAGCCGCTGACGGGTGTCTGCGGTTTAATGGTGAGCCCCTCGAAGCCTCTCGACGTGCTACCGTCCGGCATCCTGTGCGCGCCGTATCGGACACCACGCCCTCGGGTCGCGTCTTTTAGTGTGCCGATTAGCGTGCGGCGGGGTAGTATTTTTTCCTCTTGTCTGGACAACGCCCAGCCCTTATATGCCTCGTACGTCTGCTCACACGAGAGGCGATTCGCGCCCCCCATGTCGAACGTCTCCTCGATGAATTGCATCATAGGGCTGTACGCTTCGCGGAGATATCTCTCTTCGTCCTTGCTGGCCTTTGGTGCGGTAAACTTCTTGTACTCGCTGAGCCTGTTTAATCCGGCGAGCGCCCACATGGCGATGCCTTCTATATCCTTCGCCAGCCTGTCGAACAGCTCCAAGTCTTCGCGCCCGTAGAACGAATTATCAAAGGGCAACACCATCATGCGCGAGGCCAGTGCGCCCGAATCGTCGAACAGTCTCGGCACATGGTTCGCGGCCACTGTTATGCGCGCCGGAATGTATCCGTTAGCGTTCGGCTTATACTTCCTGCCGTATGGGATTTTGTCATTGCCTGAGACGCCCTTGAGTCGCTCAATGATTCGGTCGCTCGCGTTGCGTGGTAAGCTCTTCGCCGCGTCGCCTATGAACACAACAGTCTTCTCGCTCACGCTGTCGATAAAAGCGTCGTCTGCGAACGCTGAGAGGCTGCCCCCGCTGAAATTCGCGTCGCCCACTAGCATGTTCAGCACCCGCCCTATGGTGCCCTTGCCGCACCTCATAGGCCCCAGTAAGACGAGTATCTTTTGGTGTGAGTAGCTCGACGTCAACATGTAGCCGAACCACTCCTGCAATAGTGCGATGCGCTCAGGGTCGCCGTCGAATGTGGTGTCGAGAAATTGTAGCCACGAGTCACAGCGCGCCTGTATGTTGTATCTATATGGCATGATGGTGGTCGAAAAGAATGTCGCACTGTGTGGCAGTATTGCGCCGGTGTTCACGTTCAGTACGCCGTTTTGCAAGATCACCAAGCCGTCGGGTATGTCGCCCAGCTTAGCCGTCGGATTGTTTACGAGTTCGGCCATCATGTTGACTGTGCCGGTGACAGTTGAATGCTGGGGCGCACTCGCCGCCATCGCGACGGCCACTAGGTGCCTGATGTGCCCGTCGGTGAGCGACTCCCATGCCTTGCCGGTGTAATGATACCAGACATCATCTACACGGCGCAGGGTGTTGTCTGGGAATTGTGTGTTTAAGAATGTGATCGCGTTCGCTGTGTGGCTCGTATCGTAGTCGCCCTTCGCCTTGGGTGCCTTGCCGCCGTCTAGTTGGACGCGCACGGCCTTGGTCAGTAGGTCGGCGTCTTTGAGTTCGCGGGCCAAGGTCGCAAGCAGCACGCCCCGTTGTAGCTCGTTACATGGCAATCGCTGCACGTCCTGAATTAATCCGTTAGTGCTTTTAGGGTCGCCGCCTGTCGTGGTGATCTGGTCGACCAGTGCGTTGAAGGTGCTCGCCGTGGCCGGTGTGCCGCCGAATGCCAGCGACGTGTCAAGCCCTGCCGGTGGCTGCCATCCCGCTGCTATGGCGTGGTGAAACAGTGTTGCAATGGTGACGCCGCCCTCGGCCTTAAAGCTGCGCCACTGTGCGCCGATTGTCTCAGCCTCGTAGTTCTCAGGCATACCGTCGACTGACATGTCGCCAGCACTCCAAGCGTCGAACAGGGCCTCGCCTGTCGTCATATCGTCATGGAAGTGGTGCCGGAGTGCCAACCCCACCCTGACCCACTCTGTGCGCCCACAAGCTGGCGAGATCGCAGCCAGTGCCGCCTTGATAGCGTCAAGGTCCCGGTCGCCTGTGGGCAGTGCTGCCCGTTCGCGTTCGGGGGCCTGTTCTAACATTTCCAGCCGTTCGCGTGCCTCGGCTGGAAGCTTGGGCAACGTTGAGCCGGTCAGCTTAAACACGCCGCCGTCTTCGCCCCACGTATAGGCGTCGCCCGTTGCGATGTACCCCTTGCCAGCGACGCGAGTATCGAATCCTTTCACGCCTAGAATGTTGCTGCCGAACTTCGCAGAGAAATCGCAGGCGAAAGCATAGTGTTTGCCGCCGTTGAGTGTGGACTGTATGAGGCCACCCTGCCAGTCAAGCCGACAACCGAGCGCCTCCTCGACCGCTTCACACGTCACGCCCTTGTATGTGTCTAGGTCGAGAACGATTACACCGTCAGGCACAGGAACGCCAACGAGGCCGTCGAGGGGCCATGTGTGACGCTTGGGGTCTAACTTTGAGAGCTCACGCCAGCTCGAACCTTTTGGCACGGCGGGTAACTTATCAGCACGACACGGGAACACTGCCAGCCCGTTGTCGAATAGTTGTCTTGCCAAGTTACTCACTAACACCCCCTGATTTTTCAAACTGTATCAAGGAACTCTCAGAGATGCGGGGCGACCTTGGCCCAGCCCATACGGCGCGAAGTGCACCTTTCTTAACTAAAGACAGGACGGTGTCGCGGGATACGTTCAGCCGCTCGGCGACCTCCTTCGTCTTGTACATTTTTTCTGGTGTGGTGCTCAAGGGGTTATACCTAATATTTTTGCCATTTTCTGGGCCTCGTGCGGGGTGTACACGCCGTCGCTCAGGGTGCGCCGTATGCGCTCAATGAGACCAGCGACTCGCTCGGTGTCGTAGTATGTTTTTTCATCCTTATAGATCACTACACCCTTATTGTTAGCGTGGGTGCCTAGCGCGAACCTTCCGGCCGGTGCGTTGCTCCCCGCTACGCGGGTATAAAAGTGCGTCTGTCCGACATGATACACGACGACGGTCGAGCGGTGGGCTGTATGGGATACGGCGAAAAAGGTGTCGCCTATCTTGGGTCGCTTTAACTTCATGCGAGGGTCTCCTGTGCTATGCGCGGTGCGCGGGTGTTTGTTGGGTTCGCTAATAGGTGACGCAGGGCGGCCGCTATGCGCCGTATGCGCTTGAACTCTATGTCATACGGGGTGCTAGCCCGCATAGCGTCTGCCGCTTCCTGTTCTGTGGCTGCGAGAGCTGTGCGCATGTAGTCCCGAAACGCCCCACGCTCGCGGGGGTGCATTATGTTTAGCGTCCTTTCTAATAGCTGCGCGAGAGCGATGCCTCAGTTCGTCCATTCCGTCTTGATCTCTATAAGCTGGTTTAATCTTTATATCATGGCGGGGGTGAGCGGTGCAACCCCTGCGGGCATTTGTAACGCGTAACACTTGTGTAACACTACTGTAACACTATGATTATTAGATTAGAGGCTTAGAGGCGGGGAGGTGTAACGCTGTAACACTATATAACTATAAACTTATTAAAATGTAGTATATATATATATATATAGGGGAATATTGTCTGAGATGCTCTCTTAAGTTGTTTGAGCTTAAATAGCGTTACAGTGTCACAATGTAGCGGCGCTGGGGCTTGTGGCCGAAATGGAAGTGTTACCGAAGTGTTACCGAAGTGTTACGGTGTTACAAATAGGTTATGCTAGGCGCATACAGTGACAAGGTGATCGAAATGACAGAATCGGCAGGCGAAAGTCTCAACGGCAGACAGCGGTACTGGGCGAGGTATTGGGTGGCGAACGGGTTCAACGCCACAGCGGCGGCTCGTGACGCAGGCTATGCGGCTGGGGCTTGCGCTCAGGCCGGATATGCCAACGCTCACCATCGCGTAGTATTAGCGTATGTTTCAGAATTGTGCGCAGACGTCGACAAGCGCACCGAGACCGGCGCAGATTACCTTCGCGTACGTCTCAGGGAGATGGCCGAGCTGGACATCGCGGACATAGTCGACGGCGACGGCTGGGTGCTGCCTATATGGCAATGGCCCCGAGCGTGGCGCATAAGCGTTAACGCCCTAGAGGTGCAAGAGATAATCGAACAGGAAGGCCGCACTCGTGACGTCGTTGGGGTGCTCAAGAAAATCAAGCTGCCGGACAAGCTAAAAGTCGCCGAGCTGCTAGGCCGTCACATCGGTGTCAGGGCGTGGGACAAGGACGCCATCGAGCACAACGTGACGAACAACATCATGCTAGTGCCGAACGCGGCCTCGGTCGACGACTGGGAAGCCATAGCCCAACAACAGCAAGAAGTGGCGCTCAATGTCGCAAGCACTCCAAAGTCATAAGGTAGTATTCAAGCCGCTGAAAGGGTCGCAGTCTTTGGCCCTGTCGTGCCCGTGTGACGAGATTCTTTACGAAGGCACCCGAGGTGCCAGCAAGACAGCCGTGCAGCTCATGCGCTTTCGTGCTCGCGTTGGTCTGGGTTATGGTGCGTACTGGCGTGGTGTGATATTCGACATTGAGTACAAGAATCTCTCGGACATCATCGCCCAGTCTAAAAAGTTCTTTTATGCCTTCCGAGATGGCGCGAAGTTTCTCGCCTCACCGTCTGAGCTAAAATGGGTATGGCCGACAGGTGAGGAACTCATGTTCAGGTACGCGCGCACTGAGGCCGACTACTGGGACTATCACGGGCAGGAATTGCCCTTCATCGGATACAACGAGCTGACGAAGCGGGCCGACGCCGGATTCTACGAGGCTATGTTCTCGTGTATGCGGTCGTCCTACATCACGCCGGAAGGCGTAGACCTCCCACCGATACCGCTCGAAGTATTTAGCACGACGAACCCGTTCGGCGTTGGGCATAACTGGGTTAAGAAACGATTCATCGATCCTGTACCGCGTGGCACAGTGGCGCGCCATAGTATGACCGTTATCGACCCACGTATCGACCAAGAAGTCGAGATAACCCTCACCCGTGTGGCAATACACGGCTCATGGCGTGAGAACCCATATCTTGACGCGAAGTACATCGCTTATCTGCAATCAATAAAAGACCCGAACAGGCGCAAGGCGTGGGTCGATGGCGATTGGTCTGTCACAGCGGGCGGACGATTCGACCACCTGTATGACGAAGCGATTCACGTCGTTAAGCCGTTTGTTATCCCAGCGAGCTGGCGCGTCGACCGTGGCCATGACTGGGGTGAGTCTAAGCCCTTCTCAAATTTGTGGTTTGCTGAGAGCGACGGCACCGGCGGATACTGCGCGGGCTGCGTGTTCGTGATAGCTGAGTTTTACGGCTGCGACCCTGACGAGATCAACAAAGGGGTGCACATGAGCGCGACGAACGTCGCCAAGACCGTGAAGCAAATAGACGAGGCGCTTGTGTCCGCATCTAACAGCATCGACCCTGTGTTCGGCTGTGAGATAAACCTCATACCCGCCATTGCGCCGCAAGGCGTTCTCGCTGGGCCTGCGGATAACTCAATCAATAACCCAGACGACGAGGCAAACAGCATCGCAAAGAAAATGGAGGCGCAGGGCGTTGTCTGGGAGGCGTCCGACAAGTCGGCAGGCTCTCGCGAACGTGGTGCGGCGTTACTGTGTGAAATGTTAGAGGCAGCGGTCGAGGGGTCGAAGTCTCAGGCAGGAAAGCCCGAACGGCCAGCGCTGTACATATTCGAGAACGTGCGCGGCATTATTTCCCGCTTTCCTGTATTATCACGGGACACGAAAAAACCAGACGACGTAGACACCGAGCAAGAAGACCACGACTATGACGTGCTACGGTATCGCGTCACAGCTAACACGAAAGCCGAGCTAATGCCCATCATAGGGCGGGGATACTGACATGGGAAAAGACAGCACCAAGATATTAATAGTAAGCGGCGGCACCTCACGCAGGCAACCAACTACTCTACGGCGTAACGCGCATCGAGATACAGCCGATAGGACTCGACGAGCTGGCCGAGGCGCGCATCACGTTCGCCGCTGTCGAGCTTGAGATGGTCGCGCAGCCGGTCGACGGTCCTGTCGAACTCGCAGGCGTCTACGCGCTACTCGACGAACTCGGCGTGCCGCGAGAGATTAACGACACCGAGGCAAGCGCGACGATTAGACTGCGCGCGCACAGGCCCCCCTATGTGATAAATGGGCAGACAGGAGTTTGACCGATGGCAAACAATAAAGAACTGTTAGACGCTGAGCTACGGCGTGAGGTCAATCGGCAGCGCTTCACGACGCTGTTAATACGCGAGAACATACCGCCGACCACGCAGGCGCTCAGCAAGGCCATGCCTCGCATACTGGCCGAGCTAGACTTTGACGACTTTACCCGCGTGGAGATGAACGCCCTCACACGGGCGATTCGGGACTACACGGACACGAAAGTCGGCGGCATGTGGGCCGACATTAGCAAGGAGCTGCTCGCCGCCGCCAAGGTCGAAGGCAACGCGCTGGCCGCGACGTATTCCGATCTGACAGGCATCACAATGGCGGCCCCGAACGCTGCCAAGCTAACGGCCGCCACACGTACCGCCCTTATCACCCTGACAGGCGCATCACCACAGTCAGGCACATGGCTAGAATTTACACGGCAGAACAGTGACGCCACGAGCCGCGCAATCGTCTCGACTATTCGCGAGGGGTTCAACAGCGGCGCATCTAAGTCGGAAGTTATGAAGGCGTTACGGGGCACATACAACAGACGGACACGGAAATGGTCGGGTGGTGTGATAAACAACTTAACAAGGGCGCGGGCCGAGGCGCTGGCACGCACAGGCACGTCTCACTTCTCAAGCACAGCCGCCGACCAGTTCGCTGTCAGAAATAAGCGCCACATACAGACGCGCATACTATTCGCCACCCTAGACAATCGCACGACGACTATCTGCTTTAAGCGGCACCTCAACGAGTACGACATCGGCGAGAAATACCCGCCGCTGCCTTTCCATTACAATGAGCGGTCGAAGTACCTCTTTAAGACGCGGGGCCTTGACCCCCTCGCAGGCGAGCGCACCGCCGTCGGCGGTAAGAAGACCAAGGCCGCCGAGGAAAGGTTCGACCAGCGCCAAGGCAACACGGCCAAGAAGGTGACGAGGCGTGGCCGGTCAGACGACGATATGTTCAAGGTCGAGACAGTGAGCGCACGTATGTCGTCAGACAAGTGGCTGCGGTCACAGCCTCGCTGGTTTATCAATTCGACGCTGGGGCCTGAGCGCGCCAAGCTGTTCGTTGATGGCGGCCTGAATATCGACCGCTTTAATGATATGATAGGGCGAGAACTCACACTTAAAGAACTGCTAGACACTAACGCAGGCGAAAAAGCGTTCAGGAGAATAGGCAATGGCGGCTAACGAAAGCGCAACGGCATGGCAGCACCCGAACTACACGGCCAGCAGGGCGGGCGTCGCACGGGTACGCACAAGCGTGTCGGGCGAGGACGCTGTCAAGGCCGAGACGACCACATACCTGCCGCACCCGTGCACTGACCCCGTCGAGGTGTTGAAAGCGTCGGAGATCGCACGCTACAAGTCATATATCACCTTCGCCGAGTACGACAACGTGCCAGCGAATACCCTCGACACACTGGTCGGCGCTATGTTCCGCGTACCTGTCACCATTGAAGACGTGCCGCAGGGCCTTGAGTACTTGCTGACGGACTCAGACGGCAACGGCATGACAATGTCGGAGTCTATCGAGTACGTGGCCAGCGAGTGCCTTCAATTGCGATACGTGGGCCTGCTCGTTGAGTACGCAGACTTAGCCGGTGAGAACATCGACGCGATAACGGTACAGGACCAGCGCGACCGAAATCTGCGGGCGTCGATAAAGCACTACCCCCGCGAGTCAATAGTCAACTGGTCTTATGCGGTGATAGACGGCGTCAAACAACTAAACATGGTCATACTGCGCGAGAGCGAGCGGCAGGCGTTCAACGTATTGGACGCAGGGGCGGACGGCGTAGATCAGAAGACCATCACCTCGCTGCTATTGTTAGGGCTAGACAGTGAGGGCCGATACTTTCAACGCCGAAGAGTCACCGAGGGGCCGGACACCACAGACGAGTGGGGCGCGGCGGTATACCCCGAGGCAGCGGCCCAGAATCTAAAAACGATACCGTTCGAGTTTATCTACAGCACCGAGCGAGCGGTCGGAGACGTGCCCATACAGCTAGGCTACATTGACCCGATAAGCTCCAAGGCGATACACCGCTACCAAGTTAGCGCGCTGTTAAAAGAGGCGCTACGGATCACAGCACAGCCGACCAGCTACTCGAAAGGCTGGACGGCTCAATCGTTCGAGCTATACAAGAAGGCGACAGGGCGTGAGCAAATCATGCTCGGGGCCGGTGCACATATCCCGCTCTTCGGTGACGCCGAGGCGGGGTTCCTTGACTGGAACGCGGACAGCAACGGCCTTTTTAAATACATGGCCGAGAATAAGGCGCAAATGATAGCGCTCGGCGGTGTATTTAACGAGGAGAGCGACAGCGCCAGCACGGCCACGGCGGCAGCGATTAACAGCGCCGAGAAAAAGGGCGTGCTGTCTACACTGGCCAAGAATATCGAAGGGGGGTACATGCGCGCCATGATGTTGGCAGGCTTGTACATGGGGGTCGAATTGACCGACGAGACTAGCGTCAAACTGTCCCGAGAATTTAGCGCGGCCAGCCTATCGGCTCAAGACCGTGCCGCTATCGTGGCCGAGTATAACGCGGGCTTAATCTCCCACCCCGAGGCCCTGAGACAGCTAGAAGAGGGCGGCGTTCTCGCAGCCGACGTGGCCCGAATATTCGACGAACTGGAAACGGGTGGCAGCGCGTAGTACTATACACAACACTGGCAATAAACGAGGAGCGCACACCGTGCCCATAAGATACGACACACAAGCAGAAATTCCAGAGGCCGAGCAGGCAGACTTCGTACCATTCCAAGAGGATGGTCGAGACATTTTTGTACATAAAGACTTCGCCGAGAGCAAGCGCGAGCAGTTCCGCCTCGTCGGGGATAACACCACCCTGACCACCGAGCTGGACAGCACACGCACCAAGCTGACCACGTTCGAGAGCGTGGCCGCTGAGAACGCACGTCTCGCCAAGGAAGTGAGCGACGCGGCACTACTAAAGGCAGGCCGAGGCAGCGAGATCGTCGACGATCTACGCAACCAATTGACCGAGCAGGGCGCAGCACACACCGCCGCCCTCGACCAGATAAAAGCGGACACCCGCCTCGACAAGAAGAAGGGAGTCGTGGCCGGTATCGCCGCCCAAGGAACACCCGACACGCGCGCCTCGTTGCAGAGGCTTGTCGCGCAAGACATTGACATCGCAGACGACGGCACAGTGTACGTGTTAGGTGCTGACGGTAAAGCGACAAGCGAGACGGTCGAGCAGTACGAGGCTGGACTCAAAAACAGATACCCCTCTCTAGTGTCGGCGGTGCCGAGCAAAGGCGGGACAGGACAAGGCGGAGCCGGTGGCGAAGCTGGACAAGGCGGCGACAAAGTCGTCGAAATGCGCGGGAAAGTTCCTGCACTTGGCGATCTGCCATTAAACTAATTAGCCACCGGCTAAGGAATATTTATGTTATCAAACATGCAAGTTTTTAACACTTACGTCGCCCCTGTGATCGTGGAGCAATTCGCGCAGGCTACCGACAAATTTAACGCCGCATCTAACGGCACCATTTTGCTGACGGGAGAAGGTTTCAGCGGCGATTACTTAGAGTCTTCGTTCTACCATTCACTATACGCAAGCCAGCGTCGAGTCGACCGCTATGCAGCGAACGCCACGAACGCAGGCACCAACTTGACACAGGGCAAAGACGTCGACGTTAAGATCGCGGGCGGCTTCGGGCCTATCTTGTTCGAGCCTTCACAGTTGTCATGGCTTCGTAAGCCTACGCAAGAGGGCGTACTTATCGCTGCGAATCAATTCGTCAGGGCTATGGTCGCCGACGAACTTAACACAGCTATCATGTCGTTAGTGGCAGCGCTTGAAAATGTGGCCGCAGTGACCACCGACGTGAGCGGATCCGCAGGCATGTCTCAGGGGCTTATTAATGACTCCTTGGCCAAGTTCGGCGACGCGTCTCAACGCATACAGGCGCTTGTTATGACCGGCGCTGCTTACCACAAGCTAGTCGGTGCAGCTATCACGAACAGCAATTCGCTTTTTGAGATTGGCGGTGTGGCAGTTCGAGAGGGCACAGCGTTCGGCCAAGGTCGACCGATTGTAGTCACAGACGCTCCAGCATTGTCAGAAGCTGGAACGCCTGACAAGATGAAAGTGCTGGGCCTTGTGGCCGGTGCTGCGATGGTTCGAGATGGTGGCGATTCAATCACCAACATTCAGAATGAGAACGGCAGCGACCGCATAAAAACTTCGTTCCAGACTGACTACACTTTCGGCCTAGGCTTGAAGGGTTACGCTTGGGACACAGTGAACGGCGGAAAATCGCCACTTGACGCGGAACTCGCGACAGGCTCAAACTGGGACGCGACTGGCGTCGACATCAAGGCTTCGGCTGGCGTGATCGCGGTCGCTGACGCTGCATTGTAAAGCGCAGCACAGCAACACGGAGGGCGGCCTGAGAGCCGCCCTTTTTTTTTTTATGCCTACGAGTTGAGCCACTCGTCGTATGTTTTAAGAGGCACCCCGTGGTGCTGTCGAAGCCGTTGCCGTCGCCCGCGCAAGCCACGTATATGTCGTACTCGTTGCTGTTAGAGCCGCGCGCTTGTGTTTGCCTCCCGCTGGAGATAGTTTGAATTGCCGCGCCTTTGTGTGTGAGAGTTGTCATGTCAGTGCGTCCGTGTGATTGAATGTGAGGCTGTCATGCCGCCGTGGCCGGACACTGTCAACAGCACCCGACGAACGGTAGGCGGTGCCATACCCCACCCCCTGTGGTATGCTGCGCTGACCATTCACTGACAATAAGAGACCACCAACATGACAAACGAAATAAGAGACACTCGAAAAGTGTGGCTAGTGCCGCACCCCACGCACCAATTCAAAGAGAACATAAAGCAGCTCGCTCGCGAGAAGAACATGCGCATAGTCGACGTCAAGTTCGCCGACCTGTTCCAGCTTGACGACATCGCCACAGATACGCCGAAGCTGACGAACCTAACTGAGCTGCGCGCAGCCGCCGAGGCCGAGAGAGCCGAGAAGGCGACAGCCGCCGCAGTTGAGAGGCAAGACAAGCTCGACATCAAACAGGCCGAGAAAAAAGCCCAGCTTGAGTTCGACGCTGAGCAAAAAGCAAAAGCGAAAAAATAGAGTAGGGGCAGGGCATGGCGTTTATAGTTGAGGACGGCTCAATCGTAACAGGTGCGACGTCTTACGTCTCGCTCGTGGAGTGGGTCGCGTACTGGGCAGACAGGGGCATCACGGTGACACAGACCGCGACCGATCAAGCAGCCCTTATTATCGCGACGCAATACGTGGACACTAACAACAGTTGGCGAGGTGCGATTGTGTCCTCGGCGCAGGCGTTAGGCTGGCCACGTTCCGGCGTGATCGACAACGAGGGGCGTGTGATCGCTTCGGACGTCATACCCGATGCCCTAAAGTACGCAGTCTGTGAGTATGCCTATCGGCAATTGACAGCACCATTACAGCCCGACGTCAGCGTGCTCGGCACTGTGAAGTCGCAGCAAGACAAAGTAGACGTATTGGAAACGAAGACCGAATACATGGACGGCACCGGCGGCTATGTCGGCGTGATGTCGTACCCCCTCGCGGACAATTACCTCAAGGGGCTAACAGACGGCGGCGTGCTGGGCAATCTAGGCGCAGTGGGGAGCTGCTATTGAGCACCTTCGATTATGCGGCGATAAGGGTCACGGCCCTGCGCCTGCTCGCTCAGTTCGGCAACGCTGTCGCCCTCATACGTGAAGACACCGGCGGCACCTATGACCCTGTCAGTGGAGGCACCACAGGCGGGTCGGACTTAACACTAAACGGCACCGGCGTGCTGCTCGACTACATGGCGGGCGACATTGACGGGTCGTTAGTACTGGCGACCGACAGGAAGCTGCTATACCAAGGCGACGCCCTGCAAGTTGGCGACAAGTTCGGAGCTTGGCGCGTGCTGAGCATTGGCGACCTTGACCCCGACGAAAGCGGCACACTTCTGACCACCGCACAAATGAGGCGCTAACATGTCCGAGACTAATCTGCGCGCAGCCCTCGACCAACACCTCAACACAATGGCAGGCGCTCCGCCCATCGCTTGGGAGAATCGACCCTTTGATCCTAACGACACGATATACCTAACGGCGCACCTCTTACCGGCCACGCCGCAGAGTGTTGGCGTTGAGTCGGGGGGGAGCGATGTCGCCGTCGGCTTGTACCAGATCACTGTCAACGCAAAATTAGGCACCGGCAAGGCTGGGTACTTGCCCGAAGTTGAGAAGCTGGTCGCAAGGTTCGCAAGGTCTCAAACGATCAGCTACGGCGACACGACTGTGGCCTTGCAGCTCGTATACTCTTCGCCAGCGATTACCGGCGACAACTATTTTCACATACCTGTGTCGGTGCGATACCGTGGTCTGACTGCGTGAGCTTCACCAGCGACATGAAAGCATACGCCGAAAAAGCCAAGCGCGGATTTGAGGACGTGGTCGCCGAGTCACTGGTCAACCTGTCGAGCAGCGTCATAGTTAAGACGCCCATACTTGACGGCACCCTCGCCCTTAGCTGGCGACCAACGACCGCCGCCCCGTCGACCAGCTCGACGGCGTTCAGCACGGACAGCACCCAGCTCGCTGCCATTGAAGACGAGACGCGTCTCGCGCTTGAGGTCGGCGACTATTACCTTGTGAACAATCAGCCATACGCCCGGCGCGTGGAGTACGACGGGTGGTCTGACAAGGCACCGCGTGGTATGCTGCGCATAAGTGTCGAAGAGTATCAACAGTTCATCGACGCTGAAATAGCAAAATTAAACTAAACTTTTAAGGGGCACAATGCCATGACAGTACAAACAAACGCGGGCACGGTCTTGGCTGTGTCCATCGAAACACCGGCCACTCAAGACCAAGCCGGATATGCAGCGCTCACCTTCACAGACGTGGGCGAAGTCGTTAGCTTAGGCGAACACGGCGCAAGTGTTGCACTTGTGACGCACTCACCGCTAGGCACGCGAAGAGTCGCTAAGTTCAAGGGCAGCATCAACGACGGTTCTATGCCCATCGGCTTGGGTATGGACTTGACGGACGCTGGGCAAATTTTGCTAGTAGCAGGGGCAGACGGCGCGCAGATCGACGTCGACCACTCGTTCTCTATTACATACCAAGATGGCTCAATCGAGTATTTCCAAGCGAAAATTATGTCGTACACTCGCAACGCGGGCACCATCGACCAAGTGATCGCAGCTAACACCACGCTCGAACTCGTGACGGCTATCGTCGACGCGTAACACTTTAACCCCTAGGGGCTAAATGGGAGGGTGCGGCGCGACGGTCTTGTCAGCGTCTAGCCCGCCCGACCTAATTCACTGACAAGAGATTTTATATTATGTTCGACATACCTATCGGCAAACAAGCCACCCTCGCGCAAAAGTTTGTACCCGTTCACCCTGACCCCGCTATCGGCACCAACCACGGTGTCAGCTTGATGTTATTCGGCAAGCACTCGCCGCAGTATCGTGACGCAGCCGCGACCATGCTCAAGAGTCGGGCCAAGATGGCCAAAGACGACGGCGACCTCGATGTCGAGGCGGCTGTCAAGTTGAGCGCTGAGTTTGTCGCTGACTGTTGTAGCGGCTACGAGATCGGCGGCAAGGCGGCCACATACGACCGCGACGCCTTAGCTGAGACGTTAGGGCTGGAGGAGTACCGCTGGCTTAGAATACAGGCCGAGCGATATAGCAATCAGGACGACAATTTTTTCAAGAAGCCCGCGAAGAAATAATACGGTATGTGTCACGCATGGCGTGGCACAACTTCAAGGGCAAAGACTGGTCGAAGACACGCGGCCAGCTACTACCAGACACCGCACCCAATAAGCGCAGCATGAAGGTGCCGCGCACTCCCTACCTATTGCAGTACTGCCTAGAGTTCGGCCTGACGAAAGCGGGCGCTATGGGGGCCGTACCTATGGACTGGCCCGACCTCGTTGCGTGGCTGCAATTAATGCGCGTCACACTTCACCCCGAAGAATGCCGCACAATGATCGAAGCGAGCCGAGCATTCACGGCGCAAGTAAATCGAAACAGCGAAGAGAACGACCCCGCGCCCTATAGCGGCGAGATATGATACACTAGCGCAAACAGCACAAGCAGGCGCGCGGTCAATGGCGGATATTTTCACCCTCGGGATTAAGGCGGACACGCGCGACATTAAGACGGGCGCGAAAGACCTCGACAACTTAGCAGACAAAGCAGGCAAAGCAGACAAGAAGGCAGGCGAGCTTCGCGACGGTGTCAACGAGGCAGGCAAGGCCGTGGCCGCGTTCGGTGTTGCTGCCGTTGCTGCGATGGGAGCCGTGGCCGTGTCGTCGGCAGCCGCAGCCGGTGAGATAACACGATTCGCCGCAGTGTCTAACCTCTCTACAACAGAATTTCAAAAACAAGCCTTCGCGGCCAAGTCCGTGGGCATAGAACAAGATAAGCTCGCCGACATTTTTAAAGACTTCCAAGATAGGGTCGGTGATTTCGTCACCACGGGCGGCGGCCCAATGATCGACTTTTTCGAGCAGATCGGCCCCAAGGTCGGCGTCACCGCTGACCAGTTTCGTGGCTTGTCTGGGAAGGACGCCATGCAGTTGTACACCAGCTCGCTGGAAAAGGCGAACTTATCACAATCTGAAATGGTCTTTTTCATGGAGACTATGGCCAGCGACTCGACCATCTTGCTGCCGCTACTGGCAGACAACGCGGCAGGGTTCGAACGTCTGGGCAATCGCGCCGAAGACTTGGGCCTGATACTTGACGAGGTAGACCTCGAAAGCCTCAACGAGATGCGCACCTCGCTGTCGGAGTTAGGGGGCGTGTCCGAAGCCACGAGCAACGTCATAGGTGCAGCGCTCGCGCCGTTCATAGCTGACCTAATAACCCAATTCAATGACGCCAGCCTGTCAGGCGACGACCTACGCGACGCCGTGCTCAATGTGGCCGGTGGCTTGGTCGCAGCCGCGGGCGTATTCGCCGACGCTGGGCGGGTCGTTGAGATATTCGGCGAGCGCATAGGGGCGCTGAGTTTTATCGCCGTGGGGACGTTCGACACGTTCGACTCGCGCATTGCTTTGTTCCTGACAAACTATAGAATTTTCAGCACCAACATGGACATCGAAACGGCGGGCTGGGTCAACAGCATGGTCGACTCTGCGACTGAGGGTTTCCAAGACCTCGTAAACGCCGCCGACCGCTTCGACCTGTTCGACGATGTGGATTTCGTCGCGCCTGTGATAGACGTCAGCGACGCGGTCACGTCGTTGGGAGTTTTAAAAGAACACGCCCTCGCACTTGAGGCCGAACTCGTCGACAGCAACGCCAACATTGAGAACGCGTGGGACGGCGTGCTCGACATACTGGCGAAGCCGCTGCCGTCTAAAGGGCTCGACGATTGGTTCGAGGCGATCAAGGCGCAGATTCGCGCACAGCGCGAGTTGCAAAAGGAAATCAAGAAGACCGGCGAGACGGCCATCACCACCACGGGCAAGACGACCCGCGCCGAGACGTCAGCGCTTGAGAAATCACAGCGCGATACGCTGGCCAGCTTCCAAACCATCACCGACATATCTATGTCCGCATTCGACGAGCAGAGCAAAGGCCGTGAGGCTCTCATGCGGGCTAATCAGGCATTTAGTGCAATCGAGCAG